GTAAGAAACATGTTGCGTTCTGTTGAGTACGTCAATAGCGTATATGATAACAACAGTCGTGAGATGGCCACCGCTTTGGTAGAGAGTAAAAACACACAAATCTTACCTTCTGAAGCGCATAGGAACGCTACGTGGGAAATTATAACGTTAGAAGGGGGCAGTAAACATGCTAAGCTGGTTTGTGAACAGAATTTACTGCCGGCATACGGAGGGCCGTCCGCCAATTATGGTCGAGGAGTCTCTGGTTATGAATCTACCGATAAACGCCCATTTAAAGTTTTGCATTTGGGTAAAGGACGGATCAATTTTGATATTAAATGTGTCGATTATGAATTGTATTGGACTTTGAAGCGTAAAATTATGTTTAGACCAAGTGACAACAAGCAGTTTGGCATGATGCGTGAGGAATGTAATAAATTCTTTAATACTTTTAAGACTGCCCACCTGGACACGGCTTTGGTAGCTAATGTTATTGAAGCTACGTGTCTAGCAGCTGCAGTGCCGAACGAATTAAGTTTGCAACGGATAAGACGTATTATGACTCGCAAGGCTGCGAAGAAGATGAAAGATCATAATGACTTCTATGTTGATGGTAATGTTACTAAACGCAGGTGGTTTGGTCTTTGGAAAACCAAACACAAAATGCCATTTGTTCAAGCATAATACAACGCGCTACCAGGTGTATGTTTGTATCAAATGTACAAAGACAAAACTTATATTAACCGCAAGAATAGTACTTTTAAAATCCGCCCCGGAGTAGTTCCCGGCGCGTGTAGCGTTACTGCTAATATTTACAATTATGTCGGGTATAAAATGGATGAACTGCAAGGTGTCTACACACACAATAGTTGTGTTTGTAATTTCCTTATAGGTTTGAAATTTAGACATCAAGTGACTACACCAGATTATAGTATGCTGCTTTACAACCACCATTATGATGCTTTATCCTCCATCACCGGTCTTAAAGACGCGAGTGGTGAGCTGTTTGGTAAAATCGAGATGATCAGTCGACAATCTGTTTTATCACATTATAAAGGGAAATGGTTGGTTAAGTATCGTCGAGCGTACGAGGAATTAAAACACCGTAGGCTTACAGAGAAGGATTTTCTGAATAAAGCATTTGTCAAGAATGACAAAGAGACCAAAGACCCGGAAAAAGCGCCACGATTAATACAATTTATGGAAAGTACGGGCGCATTGGAAATGGCCAGGTTCACACACCCATTGGAATCACGAGTGTATGAGATGCGTGATCGTTTCAACACGCGCATATTTGGGAAGGGGTGTAATTTACATGAACTGGCTGAGGATTTTGTTGTGAAGTCATCACATTTTTTACGTCCGGTATACATACTGTTGGATGCTACTAAGTTTGATGCGCATTTACATAAAATGTGGTTAACGATGTTAATGCGATTTTACTCAACTTTACCCAAAAACACTCGCAATGCAAGTTATATTACGTGGATGTGGAGACAAACAC